AAATTTGAGGAGTTTGCTAGTGAGCACGCTGCTGTTCTTTCTGAGGCTGGTCAAGATCCTATGCCAACAGTAACCGCAGCTGTGCTTCCTGGCGATGCTGCTGCCTCAGGTCAATCCCAAACCGCTGTTAATGCAAAAGCAGCAGCAGGCGAGGGTGCAACAGGACACGCTGCACCAGTTCAACCAGGCGTTGCAATTGGACAAAAAGCACCACAGGAAGTCAATAGCGTAACCACAACTCCTCATGAGCATGATGAGGATGGCGACGAGAATCCTGGTGCTAAAGCTGCTGCTCCAATTGGTGGTGGCATCTCTGGCGAACCTAACCGTGGTGCTTCTAACACCGACCTTCCTAACGGCACCGCTCCTAAGTTTGGTAGCGAGATTGCTTACGGAACCAAGGAAGGTGGTAGTGTAACCTACCCCATCAAACCTAAGTTTGAGTCGGTAGACATGAGTGCAGACGTTGCTGCTCTAACCGAGGGCACCGAACTCACCGAAGAATTCGCTGACAAAGCGAAGACAATCTTTGAGGCTGCTGTTACTTCTAAACTCAACGAAGAGTGGGCGAAACTGGAAGAAACTTTCGCAACACAACTTGCTGAGGCAGTTGAAGTTTCCAAAAAGGAAATTGCTGAAGAAGTAGAAGGCACTCTCAACTACGCAGTCACCAAGTGGCTTGAGGAAAATCAAGTCGCTGTTGATCGCGGTATCAAGAATGAGATTTCCGAAGACTTCATTGCAGGTCTGAAGAATCTCTTTGAAGAGCATTATATCGCAGTTCCCGACGAGAAGGTTGACGTTCTCGAAGGACTGTCTGAAGATCTTTGTAAGATGGAGGAGCGTCTCGACGAACAGGTCAAGCGCAATATTGAACTTCAAAATCGTCTGAGTGAGTCCAGCAAGCAAGTCATCGTGAACCTAGTTTCCGAAGGACTCGCTGACACTCAGAAAGAAAAACTCGCTTCTCTTGCTGAGGGTGTAGAGTTCACAACCGAGGAGGAATTCTCCAAGAAACTCACTACCATCAAGGAGTCCTACTTCACTAAGGAGTCGGTCACCAAAGCAGAAGTGACAGATGAAACTCCTGTCGAAGGCAGCAGCGATGACGTATCACCAGCAATGGCAGCATACATCAACGCAATGTCTCGCTGGAATCAGTGATTCACTAAATAATTCGTATCCACAATTCCTAACAAACACTCGGAGACAAAATGTTTAACGCAGAACATCTCCAGGAAAAGTGGTCCCCTGTTCTGAATAACGAAGCAGCAAATCCTATTGCTGATCGCTATAAGAAGGCAGTGACCTCTGTCCTCCTGGAAAACCAAGAAAGATTCCTACGCGAAGAGCGTGGAATGCTAAACGAAGTTGCAGTTAACAGCCTCGGCGCTGGCACTGTATCCCCTGGTGGATCCGCTCTCGGATCTGCTAACACTGCAGGACTAGCTGGTTTCGACCCCGTTCTGATCAGCCTCGTTCGTCGCGCAATGCCTAACCTGATGGCATACGACGTTTGTGGCGTTCAGCCTATGAGTGGTCCTACTGGACTTATCTTCGCAATGCGCTCCCGCTATGAGAACCAAGGCGGCGAAGAGGCACTGTTCAACGAGCCTGATGCAGGTTTCACCGCAGGTCTCGATGCAAACGCTGGAGACTATGTTCCCCGCACAGGCGCTGGTGTTGGTGGCGATGCAGAAGGTAACAACCCTGCTCTCCTCAACGATTCCTCCCCTGGCACCTACGAGGTTCCCCGTGGTTTCTCTCGTGAAGATCTAGAGCAAGCTGGCGATGCTGGCAAGCTGTTCCGCGAGATGTCGTTCAGCATTGAGAAGACTTCTGTGACTGCTAAGTCCAGAGCTCTCAAAGCAGAATACACCTTGGAACTGGCACAAGACCTCAAGGCGATCCATGGTCTTGATGCTGAGCAAGAACTCGCTAACATCCTGTCCAGCGAAGTTCTCGCAGAAATCAACCGCGAAGTCGTTCGTCGCGTATACAGCGTTGCTAAGCCTGGTGCTGCAAACAACGTTGCTAACGCTGGTATCTTCGACCTCGACGTTGACAGCAATGGTCGTTGGTCCGTTGAGAAATTCAAGGGTCTTCTCTTCCAAATCGAGCGCGACTGCAACGCAATCGCACAAGAGACTCGTAGAGGAAAGGGCAACTTCTTGATCTGCTCTGCTGACGTTGCATCCGCACTGGCAATGGCAGGCGTTCTCGACTACTCCTCTGGTCTAACTGGCGCAGGCGGTCCTGCAATCGGCACTGTCGATGACACTGGCAACCTCGCAGTTGGAACCATCAACGGTCGCATCAAGGTCTATGTTGATCCTTATGCTGCTAACCTCAGCGACAAGCACTACTATGTCGTAGGTTACAAGGGAACCTCCCCATATGACGCAGGTCTATTCTACTGCCCATATGTTCCCCTGCAGATGGTTCGCTCGATCGATCCTAACAACTTCCAACCAAAAATTGGTTTCAAGACTCGTTACGGCATGGTCAGCAACCCATTCGTCACCACCAACGGTGCATACAACGGCACCCCCGATGGCGAATCCCTCACCGCAAATGCGAACATGTATTATCGTCGCGTCCAAGTCACAAACCTCATGTGATCTGGATTCCACGGAATGTCAGGGGACCCCAACAGGGTCCCCTTTTTTTATACATACGTGTATGATAGAACTAAACCATGCCGCGTGCCATCATGCAGAAGACTGATATTCTTGCTAGAGTATATAAGTTGAAGACTGCCCTATTCAACGGAGAGCATTCCGATAAATCTGCCGACTGGCATGACGGTGCTCACGAATCCCTAAACAAAATCCTAGACATCCTACAAGAGTGGAGAGCATGAAAGACCTAGATTTCATTGATGATTTCTTTGAAGATCAAGACCAAGAAGTATTAAAAGAACGCATCATCAAAGCAAAGACTGATGTGCTCATGGAAGAACCCTGCCCCTTATATGAAGATGATTAATGATTGGCGTTACAGTGACGAAAGAATGGATGTAAGAACACAAGGACTAAACATCCTACTCAAAAAATTTGGATCAGAAATTTGTTCTGATGGATCTCCCCGATATTCCAACCAGAGCATCTACGAGTGCATCCATGACTGGGTGTCTCAAGGCAACGTAAGAACAGACGGTCTCGTCGCATACTATAAGGCATACTACGCTAAATAGTAATGCTTGGGAAGCTGACAGATCATGCCTGCATCTTGGTATAAAGAACAACCTACCAATAGAAATTATCTATCTCCTTTGGGGTTCCAGTTGAAACTGGAAAACTTTGAGGGGGTAGATTTTTTCTGTCAAAGTGCAGGCATCCCTGAGATCAACATGCCTTTCACAGAAGTTCCTACACGCTTTAGAAACTTCCCTGTCACTCCTGGTGGTGGAGTAACGTATGGTGATCTCACATTGCAGTTCATCGTGGATGAGGATCTTGTAAACTACAAGAGTGTCCACGATTGGATCAGGAAGAACGGTGGTGCTGAGGAGCACTCTCCTGATGAGATTGAGTTCTCTGCTGGTCAACTTCATGTCACTACCTCTTCCTTTAATGTAAATCACATCATTGACTTTGAGCGTTTGTTCCCAATCAGTTTGACAGGTCTAACCTTTGACGCTACACAAACTGACCAAGAATACTTTACAGCACAGGTCACATTCAAGTATACTAACTACAAGATCCGAGACCGAAACTTTAAATGAATTTTGAGAAACTACATCAACGCTTTGAAAAAATCAAAAACGAATGGGCAAGTGACAGTCACGTCGAACACGAATTCAAGAACAAACAATACACTGCTGATCTTGGACAGATCTCAATGGAGATCCCTTTCCAACACAATAAATACTTAAACCATTACACGGATCTTTCACAAATCAAAACGTCTCTAGAGTTTGAGGCAAGAAAGTTACTGCGAGAGAAGCGCGAGTATTATGGAGGAGAAGCAGACGCTCGTATCTACGCAGAGAAACCTTTCGGTAATAGTATCAAGACTTCTGAGAAGATGAAGGTCTATCTGGAATCAGATGACGATCTAATCAACGTAGAAGCAAAGATTAAGTTTATTGATCAAATACTATATTATCTCGACAACGTTTTGAGAATGATTTCCCAGAGAAATTTTCATGTGAAAAATGCGATTGAGTGGGAGAGATTTATTAATGGAAACTAATGTCCGACATCGTTGTTAAGAAGAAGAATGAGGTATACCTGACCCTTCAGTCAGAACCTCACATTCACCATGAACTATCTGACTACTTCTCCTTTGAATTACCAGAGGCAAAGTTTCTAAAGAGGCAACCCAGGTTCAAGTATTGGGATGGGATGATCAGACTATACTCTCCTGGCACAGGGGAACTGTATGGCGGTCTCTTGTCCCACCTGAATGAATGGGCAGCAGAGAGGCGCTACAGCGTCTCCTACGAGGAGAACGACTGGTATGGTAACGTAGAGGAGAAAAACGATTTCGTCTCTCCTGGAGGCGTTAAGGTGTTTATGGATAACATTACCAGAGATGGTATCACTCCACGCGCCTATCAATATAATACTGTTCATCGCGCACTTAAAGACAACCGTGGTCTGTTCCTGTCTCCGACAGGTTCAGGAAAGTCGCTGATGATCTATAGCATTGTTAGATATTATGTTGCAACCAAGAAGAAGATTTTGATTGTGGTTCCTACTACTTCTCTTGTTCAACAGATGCTAAAAGATTTTAAAGACTATGGATGGTCCGCCGACGAATACTGTCACACCATTTATTCTGGCAAGGATAAGAATACGGATAAACCAGTTGTTATTTCAACCTGGCAATCAATCTACAAATTTCCAAAGAGATACTTTGATGACATTGACTGTGTTATCGGTGACGAAGCACACCTATTTAAGTCAAAGAGTCTGACTGGTATCATGACCAAGTTGCACAATGCCAAGTATCGTTTCGGATTCACTGGCACCCTTGATGGTAGCAAGACACACAAGTGGGTGCTGGAAGGATTGTTTGGTAAGTGTGAGAAGGTAACTAAGACAGACGATCTAATCAAACAGGGATACCTGTCCAACTTCAGAATCAAGATCCTCATGTGTAAGCATGAGTATCAATACTTTGAGGACTACCATGCAGAGATGGAGTATCTCGTCACATGTCAAAAGAGAAACAACCTCATCAAGAATCTAGTTGCAGATCTTGACGGCAATACATTGGTTCTATTCAACTATGTCGAGAAGCATGGTGAACCATTGTATGAAATGATAAATAACGTTGTAGGGGACGACCGAAAAGTATTTTTCGTCCACGGTTCAGTCGATGTTGACGCCAGAGAAGAGGTCCGAGAGATTGCAGAGAAAGAAGACAATGCGGTGATCATTGCATCTTACGGAACATTCTCTACTGGTATTAACATTAAACGTTTACATAATATTATCTTCGCATCACCTTCCAAGTCCAGAGTTCGCAATCTCCAATCGATTGGTAGAGTCTTGAGGAAGGGAGAAGGGAAAAACATCGCAACACTTTATGATATTGCTGATGACATCTCTAACGAAACAAGATCTAACTACACTTTAAGACATCTATACGAACGAGTGAAGATCTATCAAGAAGAGAATTTCAAATATGAAAAAGTAAAAATAGATCTAAGAAAATAATATGGAAGAAGAATTCTATTCAAGTATTAAACTAAGATCAGGAGAGGAGATAATTGCTAAGGTCTCATACCTTAGGGAAGAGGACTCCCTCCTTATTGAGAAACCATTACTAGTAGAGCATCATCACAGTAAAAAGAATGGTAAGAACGTATCTGGATTTATTCTGAAAGAATGGATGAAAGCAACATACGAAGAAATGTTTATCATTCGTATGGAACAAGTCATCACGATGACAGAACTAGATGATAAAATTAAAAACTTCTATCTTGGTAATCTTGATGAAGATAACTTCAATGATGACATTGATGTGAAACCAAGTAAGTTAAAGAACAATGGATACATTGGATCAGTAGAGGAAGTCAAGAAGAATCTAGAGTCTCTATTTAAAAGAAGCTAAAAGCTATTATGACCTTTGAACCCTTACAGAGTTATTCTACTAAGTTTCTGAGGTTCTGTCAAGCTTGACATGTTTTTGATGATCGACTATAATGTTTGGAGAAGCAAACAGTTGCATGGCAAGGACCAAAAACAAAGAGTATTACGTAAACAACAAAGAGTTCCTCGCTGCCATCACTGAGTATCGCAGCAAGGTTCAGCGTGCAAAGGAGCAAGGCAAACCACGTCCAAGAGTCACCAACTACATTGGCGAGTGTTTCCTAAAGATTGCTACCCACCTTTCATACAAACCAAACTTTGTCAACTATATGTTCCGTGAGGACATGATCTGTGATGGCATCGAGAACTGCTTGCAATACATTGACAACTTCGATCCTGAGAAGTCTTCCAATCCTTTTGCATACTTCACACAGATCATTTACTACGCTTTCCTCCGTCGCATTCAGAAAGAGAAAAAGCAACTAGAGATCAAAGGCAAGATCCTTGAGAAGTCTGGTTACCAGGAAGTCATGTATACCGAGAAGTTTGAAGGAGACATGGCAGGAATGAACATGTCCTATTCAGACATGGGTAGCATCAAAGAAAACATTGAAACAAGAATGAACCGATGAAAGACGATCCAATTACAGTTGAAGACTACAAACTAGTCTCAGATGAATTCTTCCAGAAATACAATTACGTTGTAGAACGTATGAATGTAACTGCTAAGGCAGAAGACGTTCTGAAAGTCATGGAAGCACTGAGTGGTGCTGTCATGAAAGAACGAGTCAAAGAAAAAGTAGGACCTTTTGGATTTAATAAGAATGGACAAAAAGAAATCGACAATCCTGGACAGTCTGGGGAAGAACCCAACGATTGAAGAAAGCATTCCTGATGATGTAGTTTGGATCGATGATGCTTTCTATATCAAGGAGACACGCTTTGGTCTATTCACTAGTATCCTAAAGGAACCATATCTTGGTGCTAACTTTATCACTGGTGGCACATACGATGGTGTGTTGAAGATCACCCGCTGGCATCTTCAATGCTTGCAAGATGGGACACTAGATCAATATACACGATCAGTCAATACTACTCAAGGTGTCAAACTGTGAAAATTGCAATCATTACTGACCAGCACCTTGACGGTCGCAAAGGCAATCTAGCGTTCTGGAATTACTTTCAAAAATTCTATGATGAAATCTTTTTTCCAACGCTGGAGAAGAAAGGTATCAGCACCGTCTTTGATCTGGGCGACACATTTGATAATCGAAAGTCTATGGACTTTAATACTTTTCACCGTGTGCGTGAGAATTATTTCGAGAGACTGAAACCTTATGAAGTGCATATGTTGCTGGGCAACCACTGCACATATTACAAGAACACCAACAAAGTAAACTCTCCAGAACTTCTACTGGAGAACTACAAGAACATCAACATCTATTCTGAACCCAAGGAAATCCAGATGGGTAAGAAAGTATTCTTGATGCTCCCTTGGATAAACAAAGAGAACCAGGAAGATATCTTGAGTCGATTAGAAACTAGTGAAGCAGACATTTGCTGTGGTCACTTGGAACTAACTGGGTTTGAGATTACTCCTGGCATGAAGATGGATCACGGCATGGATCCCAAACTGTTCCACCGCTTCAAGCGTGTGTGGTCTGGACATTACCATCACAAGTCGAAGAAGGGTAACGTTCAGTATCTTGGCAACCCCTATCAGATGTATTGGAATGATTATAAAGACCGTCGTGGATTCCATATCTACGATACTGAACGTGATCACCTTGAGTTTATCCCAAACCCGTTCGACATCTTCGACAAGATCTTCTACGACGACACCAGTGTGGACTACAACAAACAAGATGTGTCTTGTTATAAAGACAAATTCATTAAAGTCATCGTGGAACAAAAATCAAACTACCACATGTTTGAAACACTGGTTGATCGTCTTTACAACGTAGGTGCTCATGATGTAAAGATCGCTGAGACCCTCCTAGAAGATGATCTAACAGACTCCGATGAGAACCTGGAGATCAAAGACACCATGACTTTGTTGAACGAGTATATTGATGAGGTAGAAATGTCCGTCAATAAAACTGAACTTAAAGGTCTGATGAAATCTCTATATATTGAAAGTTGCGAAGTAGCATAATGTTCATCCTAACTCTCAAAGGTCATGAAACTGGCGTCTTCTCCCTCTCAAATGATGTGGGGGATCAAGTCATTCCTATCTTTGAAGAGTATGATGACGCTGAACGCTACCATGGCATGATTGTAGATCAGTCAGAAACAGATGAGATTCCTCTGTCTATCACAGACATTGATGCTGAGTTAATTCTTGCAGCATGTAATGAAAAGGATCAGAAGTATGCTATAATAACCCCAGATGACCTGCTGATACCACCTGATAACGTTGTTCTATGATCATTTTTAAAACTATACGATGGAAGAACTTCTTGTCTACGGGCAACGTCTTTACTGAAGTTGATCTCACCACATGCAAAACTAATTTGATTGTTGGTGATAATGGTGCAGGAAAATCTACCATTCTTGATGCTCTTACGTTCTCTTTGTTTGGCAAACCGTTTCGTAAGATCAACAAACCGATGCTGGTGAACAGTATCAATGAAAAAGATTGTATTACTGAAATTGAATTCAGCATCGGCAAGAATGAATTCAAAGTTGTGCGAGGTATCAAACCGAACAAGTTTGAGATCTACAACAACGGACAACTTTGGAACCAAGAGTCTACGCTCGTAGACCAGCAGAAGAACTTCGAGCAGAACGTTCTTAAGATGAACTATAAATCTTTTACACAAATTGTAGTCCTGGGTTCATCGACGTTCGTTCCGTTCATGCGTCTTCCTGTTGCACAGAGACGTGAGATTATCGAAGACATTCTGGATATCCAAATCTTCTCCACAATGAACGTGCTTCTCAAGGATAAGATCCGAGACAATCGCGAAGAGATCAAGGAGTTTGATTATCAAGTTGACTTGATCAAGGAGAAGGTTAGCATCCAGAAGAGTTATCTTCTTGAACTAGACAAGAAGAATAAAGCAGATATCTCTAAGAAAGAAGAGAAGATCTCAGAACTTCTAGAAGATGAAAACAAACAACATGTGTTTATTAAAGAAACAAATGATGTTATCGAACAACTCAATGAGAAGATCACTGAGTTTTCTACATCTTCAGACAAACTTAAGAAACTAAACACATTTCTTATTAAACTGAGTTCCAAGATGCAGACATGTCAGAAAGAACATGCCTTCTTTGAGAAGAACCATGTTTGTCCGACATGCACACAAGATCTTTCTGACGAGTTCAGAACAGATAAACTCTCATCTGGTAAGACTAAACTAGATGAGATGTCGATAGGATACAATGATCTCTTGTCTGCTATCGGTGAGGAAGAGAGACGTTTCCACAAGTGGAATGACATCTCTACCGAAATCACTGAGAACAATCAAAAGATCTCACAAGCAAACTTTCAAATCAATTCGATTCGTAAGTCTATTGTAGATGTTGAGAAAGAGATCAAAGACCTAGAGACTGGTGGCGGGGACAAGAAAGAAGCGTTCACTAAACTGGAGACACTAGTTGAGGAGAAAAAAGAACTCAGTCTTCAGTTGGTGGAGTCCAAGCAAGATAAAGACATGTTAAGTGTTGCCGCTGGATTGCTCAAAGACAACGGTATCAAGACTAGAATAATTAAGAAGTATCTGCCTGTAATGAACAAGCTGATTAATCAGTATCTTCAAGGCATGGACTTCTACGTTAACTTTACTCTTGATGAGAACTTTGAAGAAACAATCAAGTCGCGCTTTCGAGATCATTTCTCTTACGCATCTTTCAGTGAAGGAGAAAAATCTCGTATTGATATTGCTCTTCTGCTTACTTGGCGCAGCATTGCTAAACTTAAGAATAGCGTTGATACTAACCTCCTTATTCTAGATGAGATCTTTGATGGATCTCTTGACCAGCAAGGAGGGAGCGATCTTGGTTGGATCCTCAGAAACTTTGATGATAATATCTCAGTGTTTGTCATCTCTCATAAGGAACAGATTAACGATAAGTATGACAGAACTCTCAGTGTGGAGAAAGTCAAGAACTATTCTGTCATCCGAGAGACAGTCAACAAACTGGACTAAGGGGACCTTCGGGTCCTCTTTTTTTGTATATACTAGTAGCATCAACGCAAGAGAGACATGCTGACCCAAGAGATCAAAGGTAACCTCGCCCGTCTGCTGGCAACCGAGAACCTTGTGGTAGAGCACAAGAATGTTTCCACTGCATCCTTCAACGTGGATGATCGTATCCTGACCCTGCCTAACTGGGACAAGGCATCCAACGTTGTCTATGATCTGCTGGTCGGACATGAGGTGGGTCATGCTCTCTACACTCCTGTGTGGGATGACTTCTCTTGCCCTCGCGACTACGTGAACGTGACTGAGGATGCACGTATCGAGAAGTTGATGAAACGTCGCTACCCTGGTCTACGAAAGACATTCTATGGTGGTTACAGCGAACTGAATGCACAAGATTTCTTTGGCATCGCAGATGAGGATCTCGATGTTCTGAATTTTATTGACCGTGTGAACCTGTATTTCAAGATTGGCATTGCAGGTGTCTCTGTCAACTTCGCTCCTGATGAACAGGAACTGGTTGATGAGTGTGCTGCAGCAGAGACCTTCGATGAAGCAGTTGCAGTAGCAGAGAAGATGTGGGAACTTGCTAAGGAACAGCAGAAGGAGATGGAGAATCTCGCAGACGTTCCTCAGTCTGGTGGTGACGGTCGTTCCGACTCATCTGAAAGTCAAAGCATCGATGCCGAACAATCTGATCAGCAAGGTGATGAAGAATTCATGACCCATGAAGAGATGCTGGAAGAAGCAGCTCGTCGCGAAGAAGAAGAGAACGAAGTTCCTGGTGCTGCTGGTGGTGAGATCAGTGAGTCACACACTCAGGAATCATTCGATCGCCGCTCTCAAGGTCTGTCCAATCGTTACATGGCAGGTCGCACTACCTATGTTGACATCCCTAAGTTCAACCCTGATGAGTTTGTTGTTGACTGGAACGTCATTCATGACTGGATCGATGAGTGTTCTGATGAAGAGTATGACTACACCTTTGCTGACTCAGAATACAATTCTTTCAAGAAGAACATTCAGAAAGAAGTCAACTACCTTGTCAAAGAGTTTGAATGCAAGAAGTCTGCTGATGCATACTCACGTTCGATGACTTCACGCACTGGTGTTCTGGACACCAGCAAACTGCACACCTACAAGTTCAACGAAGATCTGTTCAAGAAAGTCACCATCATCCCTGAAGGTAAGAACCATGGGATGTTGTTCATCCTTGACTGGTCTGGTTCCATGGGTGGTGTCATGCTTCCTACTATCAAGCAACTCCTTACCCTGACTATGTTCTGTAAGAAGGTTGGCATTCCTTTTGAGGTTTATGCATTCTCCAATGAGTGGATTCCAGCAGAACGTGCCATCGCTGGTAAGTCTCCTGAGATCACCAACGATGAATACTATGCATACAAGCAGCACATCGAGAAGAACGAAGTTTATATCAATAAGTCTTTCTTCCGTATGATGAACATCCTGTCATCCCGTTCTAACAGCAAGAACTTTGAACGTCAGTCCCGTAACATCTGGCGTGAAGTGTTCTCCATGTCATACTATGTTTCCTACCAGAGCACCATTGGTATGGGTCTGTCTGGCACTCCTTTGAATGAGTCTATTATGGTGATGAAGGATATCATTCCTATCTTCAAGAAAGCAACTGGTGTCAACAAAGTCAACCTGATGATCCTGACTGATGGTGATGCTTGTGGCAGTGGTTATGGTGCTGAAGTGATTGGATATGATGGTGAGTCTACTCGCATGACAGTCCGTCGCATCGATGGTGGAGATGTTGTTCTTCGTGATCGTAAGATCGGTCGCACTTATTCTAAGAACAGTGGGTTCACTGAGTCCACTAATCTCTTTATCAAGAACCTCAAGGAGAACAATCCTGGTGTCAACGTCATGGGATTCCGTATCGTTGAGTCATCTGGTCTGACTAATTTCTATCATCGTTACTGCAACAATGACTATGATTCTCAGCAGAAACTGCAGAAGCAATGGAAGAAAGAGAAGTCTGCTGTGCTCCCAAACCCTATCTCCTACGATGCTTTGTATGCTATCCATGCCAAAGCAACCAACGTAGAAGATACTGAACTCAGTGTTGAGGTTGGTGCTAGCAAGACTCAAGTGCGATCTGCTTTCCGTAAGATGCTGTCCAAGAAACAAAATAACAAGAAAATTCTCAACTCCTTCATTTCCCTTATCTCTTGACAAGTGGAGATATATACCTTATAATCCAAACATGGAATAAACACATTTTTTGATTTCAAAATGAGCAGAGTATCTTCGCTACAATACGTTAACAAAGACTTTAACATCAAAAACCGCGACGCAACAAACAAAAAGATCTGCGTCCTTGCTTGGCGTGACAGTTTCAATGCCTTGAAGCGAGGAGAGATCTCTACAAAAACTAACTGCACACACGTAAAGAAGAATGTTCGCAAAGAATATCCTGAATTTACTGAGCACCAGTGTGAACTGGTAAGACAGAGTGTGGGTGAGTGGTTTAAAAACAATAAGCATCTGCCCGAATGGGATAAGTATCGCAAGTCCTTCCCTAATGTCTTCACTGAGGACAAACCATTCAAGCAGGCAGAGATCCTGTTCGACACAACAGAGACCGTTGTAGAGGAAGCACCAGCACCAGAGGAGGTTGAGACCGTCCGTCACTACCAGCAGATGGGTGCAAAACAAATTGAGACCCCGACAGGTTTCAAGATCCAGTTCTGAAACTGGAACACAGCGTCCCGACAGGGGCGCTTTTTTTGTATATAATATGTGCATACAACACAAGGGATCCGATGCCTGCCAAGTCTGACCTGACCACCACCCAACTTACTTCTTACCTTTCTGAGAACTTCGGAAGCGATATCAATGCCGATCACGTTCGTTCTGCTTGCGACCACTTTGGGGTTACTTATCCTACTGCTGTTAAGCGTATTCGTGATTACAATGTGGGTCGTGGTAAGTGGAACCTTACTGTCCAAGAGAAACTGGAGCAGACTTACAAAGCACCTGCTGCTGCACCGATTCGTGTTACCACTCAGGAAGATTGCAACCTGATCCCTGACAAAGATGAGACCTTTGTCCCGTTCGGTAACTTCACTGATGTGAAGAAGATTATCAACTCCAAGATCTTCTACCCTGTGTTCATCACTGGCATGTCAGGCAACGGTAAGACCATGGGTGTTGAACAGGCATGTGCTGCTCTAAATAGAGAGATCATTCGTGTGAACATCACCATTGAAACCGACGAGGATGATCTTATTGGTGGTTTCCGTCTTGTTGATGGGGAAACTGTTTGGCATAATGGTCCTGTCGTCGAAGCTCTTCAACGCGGAGCTGTGCTGCTTCTAGACGAGATCGACCTGGCATCTAACAAGATCATGTGTCTCCAGTCCATCCTTGAAGGCAAGGGTGTTTACCTGAAGAAGACTGGTCACACCATCCAACCTGCTGCTGGTTTCAACATCATCGCCACTGCCAACACTAAGGGTAAGGGTTCTGATGATGGTCGCTTCATCGGCACCAACGTATTGAACGAAGCATTCCTTGAGCGTTTCGCCTTGACCTTCGAGCAGGAGTATCCGACTCCTAAGGTTGAGACTAAGATTCTTGAGCGTCTGTGTTCTAAGGTTGGAGTGACAGATGCAGAATTCTGTGCTAAACTTGCAGACTGGGCAGATGTCATCCGTAAGACTTTCAACGACGGTGGCATCGATGAGGTAATCTCTACCCGTCGCTTGTCTCACATCATCCGTGCTTATGCAATCTTTAGTGATCGCCTCAAGGCAATCAAAGTTTGCACCAACCGCTTTGATGAAGAGACCAAGCAATCTTTCATTGAACTTTATGGCAAACTTGACGCAGACGTTGACACCGACACCAACGATGACTGAAGATAAATTCCACGGTTATATCGGACACGTCGCAATCCTGAAAGATTGCGACTACAAGTCTGGTAAAATTATAGGGGGCGAAGGCATCAAACTCTATATGCAAGCAATTGACGGAACCGTCTTTGAATGCTATCATGACAACATTGAGTATATCTGGGGTAAATGACTTTCAAATATAATGAAGATGCTCTCATCCAAGAGCTACGTGACTATATCGCCAGCACTTATGGACAACACTACTCCGCTGGCAACGACTCAATTCAGACACTTGATCTGATCGAAGCATGTGGTGATGCTGAGGCATTCTGCCGTAGCAACATCCTGAAGTATGCTTCCCGCTACGATAAGAAAGGCACTGCAAGACGTGACATCATCAAGATCCTCCACTATGCACTGCTGCTTCTCCACTTCAGTGACAAGACCTCTGTTATCGAAACTTACAATCAATGAGCAAAGTATTTCTTTCCAACCAAACGCTTCAAGTTCTGAAGAACTATTCAACCATCAACAGTTCTATCCTCATCCGTGAAGGTAGTGAACTGAAGACCATCAGCGTCGGGGAGAATGCAATCGCACAATACACTTGTGAAGAATCGTTCCCTCAAACCTTTGGTATCTACGATCTGAACCAGTTCCTTGCTGGTCTGTCACTCTTCGAGAGTCCTACTCTTGAGTTCAACAATCAAGAATACGTTTACATTCGTGGACGTGGACGTTCTGCGAAGTATTACTTCTCCGATCCCGAGATCACTCTTAAGTCTGCACCTAACAAAGACGTTAACTTTCCTGGTGCTGACATCCAGTTCAGTCTGACTCAAGAAGACCTGAGTGGTCTGCAGAAAGCAGCAAACATCTACAGTCTTCCTGATCTGGTCTTCCGTTCTTCCAGCGGTGAGATCGCACTTGAACTCCGTGACAATGAGAACGACACCAGCAATGGTTATTCTCAAACTGTGGTGGGAGACACCACTGGCGACTATGAACTGACGATCAAGGTTGAAAACATTCGCCTTCACCCTGGTGACTATTCAGTCAAGGTGTCCCAACATCTGATTTCTGAATGGAAGCACCAGAATCTTGATCTCACTTATTATATTGCACTCGAACCTTGATGAAAAAATTCCTTTGGGTAGAACAGTATCGTCCTCAGAAGATCGACGATTGTATTCTTCCTGCTAATATCAAAAAAGCATTCAAAGGTTTTGTTGAAACAGGAGAGATCCCCAATCTTCTCCTTACTGGCACCGCTGGTGTTGGTAAGACCACCATCGCCAAAGCAGTCTGTGATGAGATCGGTGCGTCCTATATTGTGATCAATGGTTCCGACGAGGGACGCTTCCTAGACACTGTTCGCAACCGTGTCCGTCAGTTTGCTACAACAGTCTCACTGACCTCTGGAGCACCCCACAAGGTCGTTATCATCGATGAGGCAGACAACACCACCCCTGACGTGCAACTCTCCTTGAGGACTGCCGTAGAGGAGTTTCACAACAACTGTCGCTTCATCTTCACCTGCAACTTCCAGAACAAGATCATTGAACCGCTGCAATCCCGTTGCACGGTCGTTGACTTCCGAATCCAGAAGGAGCAACAGCAGCAGCTCCAAGGTCAGTTCTTCATGCGTCTGAAGCAGATCCTGGATGAGAACAAGGTTGAGTATCAAGACAAGGTGGTTGTCAAACTCATCCAACGATACTATCCTGACTGGCGTCGTCTAATTAATGAGGCACAACGTCATGCAGCAACTGGTAAGATTGATACCGATATTCTTTGCGATATTGCTGATGTCAATCTGTCTCAGTTGATGAACTCCCTGAAGAACAAAGAGTTCTCCACAGTTCGTAAGTGGGTTGTAGACAACATTGATAATGATCCAAACATTATCATGCGTAAGATCTATGATGCTATCTACGAGAACATCAAACCCAAATACATTCCAGAAGTAGTCCTGATCCTTGCTAAGTATCAGTATCAGATTGCTTTTGTTGCTGACCAGGAGATCAACCTGTTGGCATGTCTTACTGAAGTTATGATGAGTTGTGAATTCCGATGAACGTTCCTAGTCAAGAAGAACTGCTGCACCTGAAGATCCAGGCAGCAATGCGTGAGAATGAGTTTGCTGATACTGAGATGAAGTATCTTGGTGAACGTGCTGGTCATCACTGGTATTTGATTGCTGGTGAGCATGAAGTATCTGCAGACCAACTAGAAGAGTTTGAGATGATTGAAGATGACGAGAGTTAAGACAACTCCAGAGAATGTAGCAGAGTCCAATGATGGACTGTTTCATGCTACAATGAATCTACCCACTGCTGCTGCTCATTGTGGAATGACAGAGCGTGAAATGAAACACATCTTTCGTGAATACCTTAAATATCATGACCAAAACTTTGAAGTCACTGAAGACACCCCTCAGATATCCTGGGGGGAAGAGTCGTGCCCTGAGTAAACTCTTCCAATACATTCCTGACCTGTCAGGATATACTGACTACCATGAACCCTTTCTGGGCGGTGGTTCTGTAGCATTGGAAGTAACTAAACGTTACCCACGCCTGAATATTTGGGTCAACGATCTGTATGAACCTCTATATAATTTTTGGCGAGTTCTACAGGACAATGGGCATGATCTTAAGAACATTCTACTCCAACTTAAGCAGCGACATCCAGATCAAACCTCTGCCAAGAGTCTATTTCTGGATGCTAAGGACTACCTCGCCAAGGATGTTAAAGACACTGAAAACATCCATCGTGCTGTGTCTTTTTACGTTGTCAATAAGTGCAGTTTCTCAGGTCTCACAGAGTCATCATCATTCTCCAAGCAGGCAAGTGATAGTAACTTCTCGCTGAGAGGTATCGAGAAGTTGACAGATTATCAGGCACTGATTGGTAACTGGAAAATTACTAACCTATCTTATGAACAACTCCTTAGCGACTGCAAGTCAACCTTCATCTATCTCGATCCCCCCTACGAAATTGGATCCAACCTATATGGTCGTAGAGGTGACATGCACAAAGGATTTAACCACGATCATTTTGCTATCAAGTGTGATCGTTTTATCAGTCCTCAACTTATATCTTACAATTCGTCGCAACTGATCCGAGACCGATTCAACGGGTGGACAGCTGCTGAATTTGCACACACTTACACCATGCGCTCCGTGGGGAGTTATAATACAGATCAAGCGTCTCGCAAGGAACTAGTCCTTACCAACTATGAAGTGTGAAGTCAAACTCTACGTTGCTGGCACAGTCTTCACCGAGGAAGTCATTGCTCGTAACTACCAGGAAGCAAGGGAGGTTGCTCTTGCACGTAACCCCAATGCTAAGGTGATTGGAGTCAATGCGAAGTTCTAAGTTGTGGAGACTTTGGGCGAAGGCATTAGGTGAGAAACATGGACGAACAGACCGAGAGGCAGATACTATTGCTTGCATACGCACCCTTATATTTGTCTCTTACATGGTCACTAACATTTTTATTATTAGTGGAGTAATCAGACACTGGGATGGCGGAACTAAAAGACTACCTGAACTCGATCAATCAAACAAAAAAGAATATCATGGATGAAGATGGGGATGCCGTCAAAGGTTATCCCCCTTTCATTGTGAACAAGTGTCTGTCTGGTTTTACTGATAGCATCCTGTTTGCTAACGAGATGAACATGCATCCTTATCTCGATAAAAAGTTACAATATGATTTTTATCTAAATAGTTTGAAGCCACGAAAGCGTTTCACGCCCTGGTTGAAAAAAGATACAGTCGAGAACATTGAATTGGTGAAGCAATATTATGGATACAACCATAGTAAAGCAGTTGCCGCTCTTAGAATTCTCACTAATTCTGAACTACAGCAGATTAAAAAGATTTTAGATAAAGGCGGTGCAAGATGAATGAAATCACTATTGACTGGCAACCATCAGACATGGTTGAAGTCGTTCTCAATGAACCAGATGATTTTCTTAAGGTAAGAGAGACACTGACACGCATCGGCGTTGCATCACGAAAGGATCGTAAACTGTATCAATCTTGTCACATTCTGCACAAGCAAGGCAAGTATTATATTGTCCACTTCAAAGAACTCTTTGCACTGGACGGCAAGAACACTAACCTATCTTTGAATGATGTCCAACGACGCAATCGCATCTCTAAACTTCTTTCTGATTGGGGTCTTATTTCTATTGTTGATGAGTCTCAGATCGAAGACGTTGCACCCCTCAACCAAATTAAAGTTCTCTCCTATAAGGATAAAGGAGAATGGACACTTGAATCAAAATATAACATTGGTCGCAAGAAAGTAGAAACATCCGAATAAATAAACATGAGACCTTTCGTGCGGTCTCTACGAAAGTCGGAACACCCTACAAACCGTTACGGTTACTACTGTAGCGGTTTTTTTGTGTCTTGATTAAATAATAATGGATGCCTTCGGGGTCCATACAAAACAACTCTCGCTTAAATAAAGGAGAACTACCAATGACAAATACTTGGGATATCTATCTACCCCACGCTGTAGGTCTGAGTGATATGTTTCATCGATTGGATTCTATGTCCAGTCACAACACGAACTATCCTCCGTATAACCTAATCAAACATGACTCCAGTAATTACGAAATTCAAATTGCTCTCGCAGGATTTAAAAGAGAGGAGATTGAAGTATCTACTGAATCAAACATTCTCAAAGTTGCCTCAAAGACTTCAGGATCGGATCCTAAAGTTGAGTATCTCCACAAAGGAGTTTCGAGAAGATCATTTGTATTCACTAAGCAACTCAGTGACGATGTTAGAGTTGTGGACGTAGCATTTGAAGACGGTCTGTTGATCATTAGTTTAGAAAAAATTATTCCAGACCACATGAAACGAACCACATACGAAGTCAAATAAATATCTGGCACAGGGGGGCGTTGCCCCCCTTCGCATTTTGTGTTATACTACTAGAAACCAATTCGATACCTATGGCTGAACAAATTATTGTTTTCAAGAATGGCGAGCGTGTTATCACTGAACTGAAAGAAGTCTTTGAAGGTGAAGGCGATGAGCGTCGTGGAGTTTGTCTCCTGATGAGTCACCCTTACATTCTGGAACTGGTCAGTGCTGACGGCACTCAGGACCGTCATGACCTCCAGGTCAAGTTTAGTAAGTGGTGCCCCTACTCCATTGACTTTGAGTTCCGAGTCCCTTACGATACTGTCCTTGCTATTGGCGAACCAGACCAAGGTCTTGCTGGAGCATACCGTGCTAAGGTCAACGTGATCACAGCAACAGAACCCGATCAAGTCCCCGAGTGGCAGGAAGGAGCAGACAATCCTAACACCGCTGCACAGCAAGCAGACATCGCCGCTGCTACACAAGGATACACTGTAGAAGGCAACGGAGCACCCGTAGACACTTCTGTCCCAACAGCATGATCAAACTCCTCAAGTTCGATGGGCATTGGCTCGTAGCAGAGGTTGAAGAGATTCCTGGGACTGAGTTGGGTGACCCCGATTGTGTGCTAAAATATGCCTGTGAGGTGAACGAGGATGGGGCAGTGCCCTTTCCTCCCTACAGCGATGACACCGAGTTGGTAGTGCGTTCAGAAAACATCACGATCATTTCTGAACCAACTTCCATGTTCTCGGCACTATACTATGACTTGAAAGACAAACGAAGCGAATGAAGTTTTACACCAGTGTTCAGCAAGCAGGGAACAGTATTCAGATTCGTGGATACCAGAATGGAGTGCAGTTCAGTGACAAGGTAAAGTTCAACCCTACACTGTATCTGCCTACCCAACAACCTTCACGCTGGAAGACTCTGGATGGAAAGAACGTTCGCCCTGTGAAGCAGGGAACTATTCGTGATGCGAAGCAGTTCGTTGAAGAACACAAAGACATCCCTGACTTCGAGATCTGTGGTCAGACTCGCTATCTGAATCAGTATATTGCTGAAGAGTATCCTGCTGATCAGATCGAGTTTGACTCTAGTCAGATTCGTGTGTTCACGCTTGACATCGAGACTGCTGCTGAGAATGGTTTCCCTGACATCGAGACAGCAGACCAGGAGATTCTGCTGATCTCCCTCAAGGACAGCGCCACAGGACGCATCCAGGTGTTCGGACGCTATGAGTTCGACAACACCCACAAGGATGTGGATTACATGCACTTCAGCACTGAGGTTGGTATGTTGCAGGCGTTCATCCATTACTGGATGAGCAACTATCCTGATGTGATCACTGGATGGAATGTCCAGTTGTTCGATATGACATACATCAGCAAGCGTATTGAACGTGTCATTGGTGAGCGTGAAGCAAAGTTGCTGTCACCTTGGAAGACCACATTCTGCCGTGACATCTATATCAAGGGACGTAAGCAGATTGCTTATGACATTTCTGGTATTGCTACGCTTGACTATCTCGAACTGTATCGTAAGTTCACTTACACCAACCAAGCATCTTATCGTCTAGACCACATCGCAAGTGTGGAACTTGGCACTAAGAAACTTGACCACAGTGAGTTTGATACCTTCAAAGAGTTCTACACTAAGGACTGGCAGAAGTTTGTAGAATATAACATCATTGACGTTCGCCTGGTTGACCAGTTGGATGACAAGATGAAACTACTTGAACTTGCATTCACCATGGCATATGATGCTAAGGTGAACTTTGAAGATGTCTTCTCGCAGGTTCGTATGTGGGACAACTACATATATGTCGAACTACT